TAACCCTAGACTTTGAAGGAGAGGCAAAAACAATGTTATGGAGGTTTTTGATATTGATTCCAGTTGAAAACGTTCCATAGGATGCTATAATGATTGCGTCAATTTCTCTTTCAGTAATTTCACGAATGAGTTCTCTTTCTTCAGCATCAACTCCACCGTGAACAAAGAACACCTTACGATTTTCTTTCTTATCAGTATTTATCAAACTGTATAGCACTGCACCATGAGTTTGTACTCTACTATACAATACTAGTGTATTACCTTTTAAATCAAGAGTCAAGTTCTTGATAAAATTATTTCTCTGTGAATGCGTGATTAAATACTGTAACTCATCTTCATAGGTTTCAAACTTTTGTGGTGGGTGTTTGAGCACGAGACACTGAATATCTAACTGTGAAAGATGCCCTTGTTTCATAAGTTCATCTGTTTTAGTTACCTTGTATGATGGCCCAAACAGTCCTTCTAAGACCCATTTATGCGTCTGTGTGCCGTCTAAAGTTCCTGTGAATCCAAACCTATACTTGGCATGATGTAATTTTGTCATTATAGATATTAATGACTTACTTTTAAATAAGTGAGCTTCATCACCAATTACCACGTTATAATCTTCAAAGAAAGTTCTGTCTAGTTTATAGACTGACTGCCATGTTGTAATTGTAACTGGAAACTCATTTGTCTTCTCTTTACCAGAATATATTCTGTGACAATATGACTCAGAATCCCAACCATAATCCTGAAAATCCTTATACATCTGCTCTACGAGAGATGTCGTTGGAACAACTAGCAGGATTTTTTGACCTTTATCTACGTAGTATCTTACGACAGAGTAAATCATCAAAGATTTTCCTGAAGCAGTCGGTGATATCAATAGCTTTCTATTGTGCCTTAAGGCATCGAATACTCCATCAACTTGGTATTTCCTTGGAGGATGAGCACAAATAGAACTCATATAATCTTTTACACCTTCATATGAGATACTATCATTTTGTTCAAAAGGAACTCCGTAGTATTCGTTATCTTGAAATTTATATGTATAATCGTGTCTCTTACAAAATGCGATGATTCGATCTAATAGACCAACATAGATCCTCTTTGATCGTAAATCAAATAAATGTATTTCACCATTCCAATTACGATTCCGATATTGAGGCATGAACTTTGCACTCTCAACTTGGAATGTGAAGTGATCTCTTAACTCATATTCAATATGAGGATCTGCTTTGACTCTAAGAAATACTTCATTCGCCTTGGATATGACAACATTAGCAGAAGTGTTTATCACATAGATCCATGAATCTATATGTATTTATCACCCCATTCCAGCGTTGAATCTCATGAACTCGATTGCATTTTTGATTTGATATGTGCGATTCTGTATCACTTTTAATATACTTTCTAAGTATGTAAGCATGGTATCATAGTATTCAATTTTCAAAGATGCGTTGGATAGTTTCTCATCCGCATCCAAATACTTTGTCATTGTATCTTTATCTCTTATCTTTTTTGGAAAAGGATTCTGAATGTAAACATCAGGATCAGCCTTACCACTGAAGTATTCATATCTTTCGTGTCTTATATTTTTTCTTTGTTGTTCTGCTTTTTTTCTCAGTAGAAATATTGTATTGTATATCTGAAAGTATTTTGCATGTAATGATGGTATATTCAAAGATTCATCGTGTAGGTTATCTCGGTCTATTTTTGCATCTTTTTCCCACATTTCTTGAATCGTATCAAGATCAAAGGTCATTTCCCTCCAAATCGGTAATATTGTACATGGTGTATTTAAAACTTACATCTGCTGTAAAGTATTCAATATCAGTATCTGTAGCATCAAATGATAAAGTCGTCAAACTGTAAGGCCATAAATCTGTAAATTTAACATTGAATTTTGCTACAAGATTGCTGCTAAGTATCTGTAACGTGCCATCAGAATATATGTCTTGTCCAGACTGACCATAATTTCTTTTTGGTGTCTGTCCACTTGCTTCCCAATCACGAAACTCTTGAACAGTTTCTGGGAATCCTAATCCACGAAGCCATTTTTGAATCTCCATGTAATTAGTTAAGTCTTCATCAACAAGAAATCTAATATTTAAGTCTCCAAAATCAATCTTATCTCCGGGAACTGGAATGTCTCTAAGATAGTTTGGTTGATTTGCAACACCTAAATTTAGATCTGGAATGTTTGCACTATTGCAGAAGTAAGCAACACCGGGACTTCGTTTAAGATTAAACTTAAAGCCAACTGGTGCAAGGAAATTCCTATTATCAATTTGTGATGGACGGGTTGCCATTAGTTCTGAGCAGGTCTCCTCTTGTATTTATTATAGCATAAAAAAAGAGACCCGTGAAGGGTCTCCTGAAAGATATAAGCATCTTGCTTACATAAGGTTTTTAACAGCAACACGTCTGTAGTAACGGTTAGCGTTAACACTAAGGATACCGCTTCCTGCCTGTGTTCCTTCTGCGAATGGGTTAGCAACCATACCATAACGAGTCTTAAACCCGATTTTTGGTTGGAAACTATTTTCTCCCACTGCACGAACCATCTGTAGTGGAACGTAAGGACAGTAGAACAGTCCGGCATCGTATGGTGAAGTACCTTTGTAACCAACGACATAGTACTGATTACCACCTGTAGGTGCAGCGTTAGCAGCAGTTAGGTTTGCAGCATATGGGTCGATGTATACTCTAAACTTACCTTGTAATGTACCAGCAAATGTATTACCAGTGTCATCAACGTTAAGGTTAGCATTAAGAGCAGGTGTGTAGTCAAGTACACCAGCCATTGTTAGTGCAGAAGCAACGTCAGCAGAACATAGGATGATGTTACCCTTTCCGCGACGAGTTCTTTGTGCGATTGCGTTTGCATCTCTTTCGATCTGGAACAATAGTCCTTTGAATTTCTCAACAGACCATCTTCCGTTTGAGTCGATGTCAAGGTCGAATACACCAGCGGTTGCAACGTTTTGTACAGCACCTTGCTCTGCAGTCTTATAGATTGTTCTGATAACTTCTCTGTTTATCTCAGCAAGTATCTCAGTTGATAAGATGTTAGCAAGTTCTGCTTCAGCGTTTAAACCGTGGATTGCCTTAAGGTCTTGAGCAAGTTCTAAACTGTACTCTGCTTTTAGAGCTCTTGACTTCGCTGTAACGGTCACTTTCTCGATTGAGAATGCCATTTCGTTGAAGTTGTCACCAGATGTACCTAGATCTTCAGCAGAGTCTGTTCTCATACCCTGACCAACGTTGTAGTCAGTAGCATTTGTTTGAGCAGCAGTACCAGAAAGTAATCCTGGATTTGAACCACTCTGAGCAGTTGTACCTAAACCAACGTTGGATGCACCAGTTGCGGTGAAACCAGTTGTAAGATCAAATCCTTCATTCTGACCAGAGAATGCTGAATCTGGTTCGTTGAATAGTGCTTCTGTTCCAGACTGGTTGTTGAATCTGGATCTCATTGCGAAGATAAGTCCAGTAGGACCATTCATGGGTTGTACACCAGCAAGATCGTATGCCACCAAGTTAGGCATTGAACGACGAATCAAGCTGATTAATACTGGGTCGAAACCAGCAACAGGACCAGTTGCAGTTGCGTCAGCAGAGAAACCTGCTGCACTACCAGATGACTGTGTATTTACTGTTGGCTGTTCTGATAGAAAAGATGCCTCTTCTCTTAATTCTTTTTCTTGGTTTTCAAGCAAGATAGCGGTTGTTGCTCTTCTATGAGCATCCTTGATTGGATCAACTCCGTTATAATCTAGGATTGGTCCCCACTTCTCCTGCAAGTGTTCTGTGTTATACATTTGCATTTGAGTTTTTACCTCTTACGGTTTGTTGTTTGAATAAATGTTAAATTCACTTCTTCGCAGCTCTGGATAATAAATCCAAATAGGCTTGCATTCTAGGAGTAACATCCTCAGATATTACTTCTTCTGTTGAAACCTCTTCTGATAAATTCTCAGAGGTGCTCTTTGGAGCACTAGTTTTTGATGGGAAATAAGATTCCTTCAATGTTACTAGTTTCTCACGATAGTCTGTCTCACTTTCAAACTCAACATTCTCGGCAAGAGTAGCAAGTTTTTCCTTCTGAGTGTCTGCAAGACCTTCAGCTACAGAGGCGAAAACACCGTCTGCATTGGATTCTGCCAATCTACGATTTAGAGCAACGTTGCGATCAATTTGCTCATTGAGTTTTGATTCCATTTCATCAAGTTTATCTACCATGCTATTAAGTACATCGTATTTGTCTTCAGGGATAGTTACATAATGTTCTTCAAATAGTGACTTCATACCTTCTAAGAAGGATTCTGTCATTTCTGTTTTGAGTCCTTGCTCAACTTGTAGTGCGTTTTCAACGAACCACTCGTCTGCAACATACTCTAGGTAAGCATCAACTCTTTCAGTTAATCCTTCCTTTATCTTGTCGAGTTCTTCGACAAGTGCAGTAGCGTATGCTTCCTGCAATTCTTCCTTGATTTCGCCAACCTTAGAACGGATTGCTCCTTCAAAGATTGTTCTTGCTTTATCTTGGAACTCCTCTGAAAGTTCTTCACCTTCAAGTAGAGCTTGAACATCTGCTTCGATGTCAATTGCATCTTCCTCTTCGATGACTTCTTCTTCAGAAGTTTCTTCTTCAGCAACTACTTCATCAGTAGTTTCTGATTCTTCTTCAGCGACTACTTCATCTGTAGTTGCTTCTTCTTCCTCGATAACTTCCTCTTCTGTCTCTGCTTCTTCCATTTTAGCGGATGAAGGAGTATCTGCTGCTTTCGCTTTAGAGTTGACAACATCTTTTACTTGTGCAAGTGTAGATGCGGGATCTTTCAGCTTCGCTGAAT